CCCCCCCTACATCTAGCACAAGGATTAGGTTTAAAATGGCTACTCGTCAACGTTCATACAGTGTCCGATATGGCGGCTGGAAGGCCGGCTCCTTAGACGGAGCCGACGTTTCAGAACCTGCTTATGTCGGCATTCATGCATGTTACGATGAGTTACATCCCGGTCCACCTTACCGTAGCGGCGGTCCTCTTCTTGTTTCCAAGAAGAAGGTCAGTCTTGACCGGACCGCTGCTTTTTCGTCCCGTACCTACTTCGCTCCTGTCCATTCTTGGAATGGTCACTTAACAGCTGACGCTTACGTGCCAGGTGTTGAGCCAACAGCCATGAATTTGGCTGGCTGGGGTTCGAAGGGTTGGAACCGTGCGTTCCCAACGCACCCAATTTATAACTTGGGTGTCTCTCTTCTCGAGATGAAAGACTTCACTCGGATGATTACTCAAACGAGGGATTTCTTCAACGGGATCCGGCATCTTTCGTTTTCACGAACGCCCAAATCCATTGGAGATCTCTTTTCATCTTTGAAGAAAGGTTCCGCTGATGCGGCTGGAGACTATCTCAACTTGCAATTCGGCTGGGTCCCTTTTGTTCAAGATATCGCTTTTCTTTTACAGATGAAGCGAAAACTCGAGCAGAAGATGGCTTGGCTGAAGAAGCATAATGGGAAGTCTTTCAGACGTAACTTCGAGATGGATAGGAGTTCGTTTTCAGAAGGTATCGATCGGTTTACTTATCCGCTCGCGACCATGAAACCGACTCTATCCACTGAGTTATATCACGGTTACCTGTTTGATTTTCAAAACATTCCTATTCAGAAGACCTATAGCCGCCGTATTTGGTTTCGATCAAAATGGCGGATGTGGATCCCTGAATTAGCCGATTGGCGGGCAGATAAAACCCACCTCAAGTTTTCACTTGTTGGCTTAGACCTTGACCCTAGTATCGTTTACAAAGCGACACCGTGGTCTTGGCTCTTGGACTGGTTTGTTAATGTAGGGACGATCCTCCAGAATATATATCTGAGAGCAAGATACCATGTTGTCGCCGAATATGCATACGTTATGGGTAGTGAGAACTACCGGTACGATGCACCCGGCTTTGTCAGTGTTAACACTGGACAACAGTTTATCAACTTTCAGACTTTCTCTCTGGATTGGCCTGGCTATCAAACTATGTCTGGCGTAAGCAAGACATATTATGAATTTCGCCAGAGGGTGGAAGCTAACCCTTACGGGTTTGGGATCACTTTTTCGTCGTTCTCGGCGTATCAGTGGTCCATCCTTGTTGCCTTAGGACTAACGCGTGGCGGAAAATCTTTTGCCACACGTTCGTAATATGGAGAGTACGAGACTCTCCCAACAACAAGAAAAGGACTTACCATGTTCGCAGACCCGATCTCTATCTCCGTAGGGCAAACAAATACCCTATCCGGAGGGACGGCGAAGTCTATGGCTCGTATTCGATCTGATGGATACGCGGCGGAGTATTCGACGTCGGACGCCCTCTACACTGCTAAGATCACCCATACAAAGGGTGCTCGTACGCGGTCTGAGGCTCGTCTCGACTTCTTTACTCCGTACACGGATCCGTCGACCGGTCTGACCAAAACTGTTTCTGCAAGCGCGTATGTCGTTCTCAATCGTCCGACTGCCGGGTTTACCTCGGCTAATCTGACTGATATTTTGACCGGCATTTGCGGCTACATGTCACAGTCGGCCAACATGACAAAATTTCTCGCGCTCGAGTCTTAATTTGATTAAGCTCACTTGCGCGTTTGTCACGTGGACGGACTTCACTCGTTGCACTCACGATAAATTGAGTGCAGTCTGGGAGCATGTTAGGCTATGGATTGAAACCCTCCTTTCATAGGAGAATCAATGAAAAGCCTAGATATCCTTCTTGGACTACTCGATGAAGCACATTTTAAAACTTGTGCTAGAATGGATCGCGACAGGTCTACTATTCTGTCGCGGTACGAAAATGAGGGTGATTCCTTCTTAGGGATCACTCTCCCCTTGTTCTCTGAATGGCTCGAACAGAGCATACAGGAGGGCAAGGTGGCGACCTGGATATACGCAAGGTTTCGAAAGAGACCTAAACGTATATCTGTCTTACCGTGCTTTTTACACGGGTTGACTTGTCGTATTTTCGATGAGAAGACTGGAGCGATTTTGGCGCAACCAGACTCGCTTTCCGTTGATGTTGTACGGAAGATCTGCCTCTGGTATAAAAAAGTCTTTGAAGTCTGCGATCCTTCTCGGGATCGCAAGGCTAAGGAGGCATATCGGAGTGTAGACGACAGTCTTCGTAGACTGCCAAATTTCTCGCAGGAGAAGGCCTTCAACTTGAACGCTGTCTGTAGACGGTTCTTTCCGTCTGTTGAGAGCGCATTTCTGAAGGCGATTGATGATGAATCAATCCTTCCTCGACACGGACCGGGAGCCACCGCTGATAAAGCGTGGGCTAACGAGAAGTATCGTGGTCGCGACTTCTACAAGAGATGGGACGACATCCTGAGCTGGGAACATCTCTATGGTTTTCAAACCTTAGACTCAGCTCACGGACAGGCAATCGTGCCTAAGGACGAGCTACCCGTTAGGGTTGTTTCCGTTCCTAAGACTATGAAGACCTCACGCATTATATGCGTTGAACCGACCGCGATGCAGTATGCTCAACAGCTAACTGCCGCGCGATTAGTGAAGAGTCTTCGTAAAGCCGATTTATATCGCCACCTTAACTTTGATGATCAGCGCCCTAATCAGGATGCTGCTTATCGCGGTTCTGTTGACGGATCATTGGCTACGATTGACCTGTCTGAAGCATCCGATAGAGTCAGCGTTAAGCTGGTCTCTCTCGTTTTTCGGCACAGCCCCGTT